CAAATTGATGCCCGCATACACGGCAAAGATATTTCTGGTTCCCATTTTTATCTTTTCCATAACGATAAAAGTTTTGATGGTTGTTGCATTTCGGACAGCAAATCTGGTATGATTTTGTCATGAGGACTCGTCTCCTTTCGGGAGTACATTGTTTTGTGATAAAACCATTGTACCAGAAAGGCTTACGGGTCCTCAACTTTCATTTAACTTTACAATACGAAATAAAATTTATGGAGGAATTTATTATGAATTCACATATTACTGGAAGCGAACTGAAAGACGCTGCGGGAAAAGCTATTGTACTGGGCGACGGGAACACCTACCACCTGACGATTGATATGAATGCCATGTGTGCGTTGGAAGATCATTACGGTGATTTTAACAATGCTATGAAGGTGCTGTCAAACCTTGGCACAGAAGAAAAAGGCCCCGACGGAGAACCAAAACCGAAAAAGATTATGAAGGATATTCGGTTTATGCTCTGGGCAGCCTTGCAGCATGACAACGATGACCTGACAGAGCGGGAGGCAGGCAGGCTTATTACCTTGCAAAATATGAACGACGTCATGAATGCCCTCGGTGCGGCCATGCAGGCGGCCGTTCCGGAATCTAACGGTGACGAAAAAAACGCTCAGGACCCGCCGGAAGCGTAAACTTCCCGTGGGTATCTTATTACACAATAGCGGTCGGAATATTTTGCTGGCCGGAAAAACGCTTTTGGCGGTCGACGCCACGAGTAATTGTTGCTCTCTGGAACGAATATTTGCGCCTGACTGGGCAGGCAGAACCAGAAGAAAGTCCTTTCGGCGAAAAAATAGTCATGCGTGATGGCAAACCATACCAGGTGAAAAAGGCCGACGAAATTGGGAATATTTTTTGATAATTAGTTTTTCTTGCAATTTTATAGTGTAAAAAGTATAATTATAGTATAAAAATATACAGGAGGAAAGAAAAAATGGATGATAACAAAGAGGTCCCATCTACAATAGCGCCAAAAAAGAAAAGGAAAAAATGGCCTTGGATTATTATTGCCATTGTAGTTGTTTTCATCATTGCCGCGGCATCTAGCTGTGGGGGAGGCAGCGGAGGTAGTACAAGCAATAAGCCAACTGTTTCAAATGCAGAAGCTACTTCTACGGTAAAAACGACAGTCTCATCAGAGACGAGCGCGCCTCTAAACAGTTCGGAGACGGCAAAAAAAGCATATAGTGCAACATTAAAACCGGGCTATTACGAAATAGGCGTTGATATTCCGGCGGGCACTTATGATTTTGCAATCGCATCAGGTAGCGGTAATGTCACGACTACTTCCGGCGATGTTAATTTAATCATGGGAAAGCAATCTGGAGATATGTACCAAAAGACATACAAAAATGCAGAACTAAATTCCGGAGACACGCTTTTCTTACAGCAATGCTCAATTAAAATCAGTACTAAGAATGCTGATATGGCAATAAAAAAGAGAGATAATTCATCTGCAAAGGCCGTTACATTTTCATCTGGCAAATATACAGCAGGAAAAGATTTTCAACCAGGGTATTATGATATTACAATTGTTTCCGGAAGCGGAAATGTAATTTGTGAAGACAATGAGTTAAACGCAATGATGGGCAAAGACACATCAATGTACGTAAAAGAGTATAAAAATGTACATTTTGAAGATGGTAATAAACTTGACATTGAAGGGCCTAAAGTAAAATTAACTCCCAGTAAATAAGTTTATTTATTAAATAGAAAGCATCCTCATCTGAGGGTGCTTTTCTTATACTCATTTTAGGCGGTGAATATGTTGGCATTTGAAAGTGAAAACGATCTGTCTGGTTCTGTAGGATTGGACACAACAGCCTTTAAAGCAGGTGTGTCTGACTTAAAAGCCCAGGTAAAACAAATAGAGACATCTTTTCGCGCATCTGCCGCCGTAATGGGGGACTGGAGTAAATCAACAGAAGGATTAGGTACCCGGACAACGTCTCTAAAGGATAAGCTCAAGCTGCAAAAGCAGGCGCTGACAACCCTAAACGAAGAATATAAAAAAACTGTATCCGAACAGGGAGCTAATAGTAAGTCAGCACAAAGTCTTGCCAATCAAATGTACTCGATGGAAAAACAGATTAACTCTACTGAAAAAGATTTAAAAAAGTATAATGATCAGCTTAAACTTCAAAGTTCCGGGTTCGAACAGTTACATCTGAAAATGCAAAGTGTTGGCAAGCAGGCAAAAGCTGTTGGCAATGGCTTCGCTTCATTCGGAAAATCAATGACAGCAAAAGTTACTGCTCCTATTGTAGCTGTGGGCGTTGCTGCTTCAAAAATGGGTATGGACTTTGAAAAATCATCTGCGAAAGTTTCTACTATCGCCGATACAGCATCTGTTTCAATGGCATCTTTGAAAAAGGGAGTGCTTGCATTATCCAGCCAGACGGGTGAAAGTGCATCTGATCTGAATGAAGCCCTTTACCAGACAATCTCCGCCGGCGTCAAGACCGGAGATGCTATGCAGTTTTTAGGCACAGCAACGAAGCTGGCAAAAGGCGGGTTCACGGACTCACAGACTGCCATTGACGCCCTTACAACTACCATCAATGCCTATGGTTTAAAAGCATCGGATGCCACGAAAATATCCGATCAGCTCATTCAAACGCAGAATCTCGGCAAAACTACAGTGGCAGAACTCGGCGGCGCTATTGGCAATGTAATACCGATCGCCGCATCCATGAACGTATCCACACAGGATTTGTTTGCTTCCCTTGCAGAATTGACGAAAAACGGTGTAAAAACGGATGAAGCCGTTACCGGGATGAAAAGCGCCCTATCCAGTATTTTGTCTCCATCTGCATCTGCGGCGAAAGCTGCCAAACAGATGGGAATAAACTTTTCAGAAGCGCACCTGAAAAATGTCGGGTGGCCCGCGTTTTTGCAGGAGATTCAAGAAAAGACAGGCGGATCATCCGAAAAAATGGCAGAATTGTTTGGAAACGTACGCGCCTTAAATGCTGTCACCATCCTTGCGGGAAAAGGCAGCAGCGACTTTAAAACAGTTCTTCAGCAAATGGGGAATACAGCTGGATTAACCGATTCTGCATTCGCAAAAATGGAGGACAACGGTGCGGCAAAATGGCAAAAAGCCGTTAATAAAATGAAAAATGCCGGAATTAAATTAGGAGAATCACTTACGCCGCTTGTTACTAAGATTTCAGATGCTGTTTCGAAACTCGCGGACAAGTTTAATTCTTTGTCCCCAGCGCAGCAAGGCATGATTATAAATTTTGCTAAAATTGCCGCATTAATTGGCCCAATTATTTTAATACTCGGGAAAATGGTTATAAGCGTAAGTGCAATTGCAGGTGCGATAGGAACATTTTCAGGTGCCCTTGCAGTCGTACAAACTGGAGCGGCTGCCGCTACTCCAGCCATTGCAGGCCTTTCTTCGGCAATTCAATTTATGACTGGTCCGATAGGTTTAGCTATATTGGCTGTAACCGCTGCAGTGACTGTTGTTACAATCCTGTGGAATAAATGTGCAGGATTCCGTAATTTCTGGACTGGTTTATGGGCTGGTATTCAATCGGCTGCTCAGTCCGTCGGCGCATGGTTCTCCGGGCCGTTCGTTCAATTCTTTCAGAGCGCGGGAAACGGCATAAAATCCTTTTTTACTGGAATTCCGGCTTTTTTTGCTGGCATCTGGAGTAGCATTCAAACAATGGCAACAACGGCATGGAACGCGATCAGCTCCGCCGTTATGGCGATCATCACGCCGTTTGTGGCGGCGATACAGGGACCGTTTGATACGCTGAAAAGCGGCCTCAGCAACATTATGAGTGGGATCCAGTCAATCTTCACCGGCGTCTGGACGGTCATTAAAAATGTTGTCCTGGGCATTGTTCTGATTTTCATTGACCTGATTACCGGCGACTTCAGCAAGCTTCACAGCGATCTTACCGGAATTCTGAACAACATCAAAAACGCGTTCTCGACAATCTGGAACGGAATCAAGTCCGTTGTAACCGGCATAGCTCAGGCGCTTGTTGGGACGCTTGGCACAATCTTCCGCGGTGGCGTGGCTGTTTTGCAAACAATTGGAAACGGATTAAAAACGTTTTTTACGGGCTTATGGACTGGAATTAAAAATACAGCTGTTAATATGTTCAACAGCCTCCTGGGCTTTTTCTCTACGCTTCCATCAAAATTTTCTGGATTCATGCATGGCGTTGGAGATGCGATTATACATGGTTTCGACAGCGCGATTGATTTTATTAAAAATCTGCCAACTCAAATGCTGCAATGGGGCAAAGATATGATTCAGGGATTGATTGATGGCATTAAGAGCATGGTTGGGAAAGTCGGCGACGCCGTGAAAGAAGTCGGCAATACAATCCGCAGGCACTTGCACTTTTCCGCGCCTGATGAAGGTCCGCTGGCTGATTACGAAACATGGATGCCTGATTTTATGCAGGGTCTGGCCGATGGCATCAACGCCAACAAATATAAAGTAGTATCCGCCATGCGCAGCCTTGCGGCGGATATGTCAATTGCTCCGACGGTACATCCAGCTTATGCTGGAGGATATTCAGCTCCAGCCAGCGTAGCGGCATCCGGCGCAAGCTCGAGCTATACGTTTTATCAGTACAATAACAGCCCAAAGGCCCTGTCACCGGCTGAAACGGCACGACAAACGCGCAACCTTTTGAGGCAGGCCCGCTTGCAGAGCAGGAAGTGATATTGTGAAAATCGTCTGCAAAAATCAAAGTGGGGATCAGATTACCTTCGGGTGGTTTGATCCCCTTTGGGTATCGTCAATTGACGGCCTTGGTACGGATTATGATGTCTATACCAGTAAAAACTCTGGGCAGGACGGGGAGAATTACAACGGGTCCGATGCGAAAATCCGGAATATCGTGATCGTACTGGACGTCAAAAAGGCTGATTACCAGGCACAGCGGAACCGGCTGTACTCATTTTTCCAGCCACGATCACCCGGCACTTTCTATTACTATGAGGGTGATGAATCCCGGAAGATTGCTTATTATGTGGAAAAAGTAGAGCCGGGCGGCAACGATAACGATCAAGTCCGAACGCTTACGGTCTCCCTTATCTGTCCTGACCCGAAGTTCTACGCCCTGACCGATAATCTTACCCAGCTTGCTGTCTGGCAGGGCTGCATCCGGTTCCCGCTGCGCATTCCGGAACCGTTCCACGTCACCGAGAAGGTTAATACCCTGATCGGTAATGTCCACAATGATTCTGCTGTCCCGATGGGGCTTACCGTTACGTTCCGGGCATCCGGGAGCGTTGCTAACCCGTCGCTGTACGACGTCAACCGTCATAAGCTGATGCAGATTAATATGACGATGCACGCGGGCGACGTGATCGTGATTACCACGGGCAACGGCAATAAGCGTGTTAAGCTGATTTCCGGCGGAGTGACAAGCAATATCAACAATAAAATGCTTTATCCCCCGAAGTGGCTGCAAGCCTACCAGGGGGATAACTTATTTCGGTACAACGCGGAATCCGGCATAGACAGTTTAAGCGTATCAATTTTGAGTACACAAGCATACTGGGGGGCGTAAAAATGGAGTTATACATATACAATCCGGCCATTGAATTACAGGGTACAATCGACGGCTTTTCTTCTCTCCGCTGGCGTCGCCGCTTTTTTGAGCCGGGCGAATTTGAGCTGCACTGCCCGGCTACACCGGAAAACATTGCTTTGCTGGCCGAAAACAATATCATCCACCGCGTTGACCGCAAAGAGGCCGGTATTATTGAGGGCGTAACCATTGCGGCGGCGGACACCGGCGGCGACGAGATTACCGCTACCGGCCGGATGGGGTCGTCCATGCTCGACCGGCGCATCATTACACCGACCGTCAATTTCAGCGGTACGGTTGAGGACGCCATGCGTAAACTCGTGTCTGATAACGCAATTACCGCCCGTCCCCTGCCGCACCTGATACTCGGCACTGCTGTGGGCCTTACACCAACGTGCAGCTTTCAGGCGACCGGTAAAACTGTGCTGGCTGTCTGCGAGGCACTCGGCAAGGCCGCGCCGCTCGGGTTCCGCGTCCGGCTGGACGTGCCAAACAGGCAGTGGATTTTTGAGGTTTACGGCGGCACAGACCACAGTGTTGTCCAAACCGTGAATCCGTGGGTGGTGTTCAGCGGCGAAAATCAAAATATCAATAATCCGTCTTATACGCGGGATAGCACCGGCTGCGCAAATTATGCGTATGTGGCAGGGGAAGGCGAGGGCAGCGCGCGGGTAATCGTCGAGGTAGATAAAACCGGCGGAGAGCCGCGCCGGGAGCTGTGGGTAGACGCGCGGGATCTGCAAAAAGGCGACCTGTCCGACGATGGTTACAAGGCCCAATTAACGCAGCGCGGCCTTGAAAAGTTGGCCGAAGCGGCCCGGTCGGAGAGCTTCAGCGCGGATGCTGTGGATACCGGCAATTTTGCCTATCGGGCTGATTGGGATTTAGGTGACATAGTGAGTTTTGAAAAGTGGGGATTGCGCCTTGACCAGAGAATAACGGAAGTCGAGGAAGTCTATGAAAACAGCGTTGAAACCATCACGCCGACATGCGGAGATCCGCTGCCGGAAACACTGGATTTAGGAGATGATGTTTAAATGGCAGAGCGCAGTGGATTTTTCCCTTACGTCGCAGGCGACGCGAACTCTGAGTATGATAGCGCCTGGTTAGCAAAGTATATCGCGTCGATTATCGGCAACGGCGTCTATGACGGCGAGCTGGCCGTGACGGCTGGAGACGGGATGGCCGTCACGCTCCCGGCCGGGCGAGCATGGATCAACGGATATCACTACCGCAACGACGGCCCGCTGACTTTGCCTGTGGACAATGCCGACGGCGTGCTACACCGCAAAGACACGGTTGTCCTACGCTGGGACGTCAACGCGCGGAGCATCACGGCGCAGGTGTTAAAAGGCGCCCCGGCGAGCACGGCAACGGCTCCGGAGATTACCCGGAGTATGGAGCAATACGACCTCAAATTGGCCGAGATCAGTATCCCTGCCGGCACGACGGCGATTAAGCAGTCGCTTATAACCGACACACGGCTGGATAATAAGGTCTGCGGCATTGTGACCGGAGTTGTTAAACAGGTTGACACGACGACATTTTATAATCAGATCGCGGACGATCTGGCACGGTTCCGGACAACAAACGAGGCGGATTTTAACGCATGGGTGCAGAGCATCAAGGGGATTTTAGGCGAGGACGAGGCCGGCAATTTGCTGAATCTGATAAATGATTTGGCCGGCTCCGGCCGCACGACCGAGACCGTAAAAGGCAACGCGGACAATATAGCGGCACTCCAGTCCGGCAAGGCTGACAAATCAGCCGTAGTCACGACGACCCTTCCCGCCTCGGCGTGGGCAGGTACGGACGCGCCGTACAGCCAGACCATCAGTGTGGACGGCGTGACGGCCACATCGGCGAATGAAATCCTGCCCGGGGCTTCCATCTCAGCTTCGCAGCTTGAATTGCTCCAGCTTGCAAATCTTCAGGACGGCGGGCAGGCAGCGGGAAGCATCACAGTGCTCGCATACGGAGGCAAGCCGACCGCGGACCTGCCGATCCGTGTAATCGTGAGAGGAGACTTATAAATTGCCGAATATCATCAGGTGCGGCTCGACAACGAACGGGACGCTCGCAAAGCAGATTACCAATTTCTACGCTACCATCGGGGACACAAAAGTTGTCCTCACGTGGAATAAGCCTTCCGACAGCAATTACTCCGGTGTCGCGATTGTCCGCAAAACCGGGGGCTATCCGCAGCGGGTTCTTGACGGTACGAAGGTCTACGAGGGCACCGGAACATCCTTTTCGGACACGGGCCTTACAAACGGTACGCAGTATTACTACAGGGCGTTCGCGTACAATTCCCACCATGAGTACCAGACGGCCTATTGCGTAGCCACAATGACGCCGCTGCACGGCTACCAGCTCGGGACGTTCCCGGTCGGGACCAAAGTCGAGTTTGGCAGCCTGTACGGAAGCAAAATCGTCTGGAGAATTGCCAACAAAAGCGGTTCCAGCATTACGCTGATTACGGACGGCGTTGTGGCGCTGTACGCTTTCGACGCCAAAGAGCCGAGCAACCCGAACAAAAGCCGCCAGAACTACGGCAACAACCGGTATAGGTACAGTAATATTCGCAGGTGGTTAAATTCAGAAGCGGGCGCGGGTTCGTGGTATTCAGCGCAGTATTCTTACGACCATTCGCCTAATAGCACGGATGTTGTATCTGCAAATCCGTATTCCTCTGAGGCAGGCTTTTTAAATGCCTGGACGACAAAGGAAAAGAACTATCTTGAAACAACGACACGCACGGTCGGAAAATCCGATACCGACGGTGGAGGAACGGAATCACTCAGCGACCGAATCTGGCTTCCGTCCGGGACGGAGATGGGGCTGTCGACGGATTTCGTGGAAGGCTCCCGTCTTTCGGAATTTTCAAGCGACAGCGACAGGACAGCTTATATCACTGATGCCGCTGCTTCGCACTTTTCTGTTAGCTCCAGCCACTACTGGTATTGGCTCCGCACCCCGTACGCTTCCAGCGCGAACCTCGTCCGGGGCGTCGACACCGGCGGCTCGCTGTACGACAGCAACGCCGACAACGGCGGCGGCGGGGCGCGCCCGCTTTGTGTTCTTGATTCTTCGGTCTTGGTTTCGCTGACTGTTGATTCAGATGGCTGTTATACATTGGCTTGAGAGGTGATACGATGCAGATTAATAACATGGTAGTCAATAACGTTTGGACGCCGGTACTGATGATTACGTCAGACACGGCACAGACGTATGGCCCCGTAATCGATGACGGCAATAAGCGATACAACGTCACGCCGCTAAAATCTTGGCAGGAGCACGGCAAATACCATTACTGGTTTATTGTCAACTCTAAAGAGTACATTGTGCTGCCTGACGATGTAAAGCAGCAGATCAGCGACTTGCAGTCCGCCAACACCGCGCTGGGGCAGCAAGTAACCGGGCTGACGCTTGCCGGCGCTCAAAAAGATGCACAGATTACGCAGCTTGGACAGCAGATCGTACAGATGCAGCTGGACATTGCAAAGGGAGGTACAGCGTCATGACGTTTTGGCAGATGGCTTACAAATACGGATGGGCGACGAAAGCACAGCTTGCGGAGGCAGTCGGGTATGGGCTTATTACCGCCGTCCAGTACAAGCAGATCACCGGCGAGGACTACGCCGCATAAAATATTTTGTGGGGAGTTGCTCTCTTGGAGGCAACTTTCCCCGGTTTTTACCGGTAGGGTGAAAGGATGATTTTATGGCAATCAAGGGCATTGATATTTACAACGGGACAGGCCGCCCGGATTTTGCGGCGGTCAAGCGTGCCGGTATCGGCTATGTTATCCACAAGGCGACGGAGGGCGTCAATTTCACCGACGCATCCTTTGCCGCCAACATAACCGCCGCCCGTGCCGCTGGCCTTCCCGTAGGCGCCTATCACTTTTTGAGGGCAACACCGATTGACCAGCAGGCGCATGACTTTCTGGCTGCGATTCAAGGACACGGGCCGTATGCCTGTTTGGCTGTTGACGTGGAGGATGCAACGCCGGGTAACGTATCCAGTCTGGGTAAAGCGGCCATTACTGCCCGTGTTATCACGATCTATAAGGCCATCCGCGCAGCAGGATACACCTGCCCGGTGTACGTCTATTCCAGCGCGTCGTGGCTCCGGAGCTTAATTGACGTGGATGCCTGCCGCAAGGCCGGGATGCTGATCTGGGGCGCGGCCTACAGCAGCGCGACGCCGGACAATACCGACCGTTCCGCCGCTTACGATATGTGGCAGTGGAGCAGCAGGGGAAGCGTCCCGGGGATCTCCGGCAGCGTCGATATGGATGTGTGCTATAAGGGCATCAACACAGTTTCCGCACCGAATTACACCTGCGACACTTCCGGCACTGTAGAGATCGCCCGCGGAAAAGCGTATCAGGCAGAAATTATCTGTAAAGATGCGCCGAAGGTTGTTGCCGGGACGCCGGACGAGGTAACCATCCTGCCGCGCAGCAACGGCGGGGGAAAGTGGTATTACTACTTTGTACCGATCGGCAAGCCAGGCGACTGCGTGGGCATCTACATCAACGGCGGGCCGAAACAGTTCATGGTCCGCGTGAAATGAGGGAGGGAGGGCAGAGCACATGCCAAACTGGATTAATGTAGTGCTGATGCCCGTCGTATCAACACTGGTGGCGGGATTGACGGCGGCAGTCAAACATCTTTGGAGCAAGCAGAAAGCCCAGGAGGCGGCGCAGAAAGCCGCGAAGCAGGCTCGGGACGAAGAGGTCAGTAATATGCGTGAAGGTATGCTTGCCCTGATGCACGACCGGATTTTTGCAATCTACGCCGAGTGCCAGAAAAAGGGCTATGCGAGCGTGGAGGATCTCCGGAATCTGGACTACCTGTATCAGCCCTACCACAAGCTGGGCGGAAACGGGACAGGCACGGAACTGTTTGAGCGTGTGAAGAAAATGCCAACCGAGCCGCCGCAGGCAGCGACGGCGTGACATAAAAATAGCCGGGGGAATCCCGGCGGAAAGAGTGATACTTATGAACAGTAAAGAAGTGACCGGAGTGTATGCCATAATCGACGGAAAGAGCCGTAAAGTTCAAGGCGTCTTTACAAGCGTCGACGGTAAAACACATGAAGCCAAAGTGCTGTGTACGAATGACGGCCAAAAAATAGCCCTCTAAGGGCAGAAAGTGTGTACTTATGGAGAAAATCGACTGGAAGCAGAAACTTACTTCCCGGAAGTTTTGGGCGGCAGTCGTGTCGTTTGTGGCGCTGCTGGTGGTTGCCTTGGGCGGCACGGAGGCGCAGGCGACGCAGATCACGGCGCTCATCACGGCGGGGGCGACAGTCATCGCATACATCATCGGCGAGGGCATGATCGACGCGGCAAGCGCAGGGGCGACGGTCAACATTACCGGCAACCCGACAATTACAGGCGTGGGGGATACGCCCACAGCAGAGGCGGAGGAATTGCCTGCAAGTGCGCAGAGCAAAGCTACTGAACCGGCAGATACGATTACGCAGACAGCCGCTCCGGCAGAGAACGGGGCATCCGCCGCAGCGAAGGCAGAGCAGGACAACGCGGCCAAAGCCTTGCAGTCCGCAGCGGCAGCGGTACAGGCCGCGCAGAAAGCGATCAGCGGGACAGCGCAGGCGGACGGCGGAAAGAGCGCAGCGTAATGTGCCCACAAATGGGCACGGTATAATAGGTGCTGGACGAGCAAGCGCCTATTACACAATTTCACGGCGTTTTTGTCAACTATTTAGCATGATTTCGGGGCACTCGGTTAATTCCGGGTGCCCCTTATTTTTTATCCATATGCTTTATCGCTTTATAGCGATCGAGAGGTGGCACCAGTGTCAAGTAATTTACAGTTTAGCAGCGAATTTGTAAAGCAGCGACCTTCGGAGAAATCCGAGGGCCAATTTTTTAGTCAATTAGATTTATTTACATCAAAGGAAACTTTGGCAAATGGCAAGCAAGTTATATAATAAACATATGTTGTATATGACACCTTGAAATACGACTATATAATGTGCGAAAAGGGACGACAAAGAATTACTCAGCAAGTTACCGGCAAGTTAAAAATAGCATAATTTTATGCCCAATAGGGTATATACTTCATATATCTCGGAGCGGTATGGGGATCTAAAGGTTTGAGAAGTTTATGCTTAACAGCCTCCTTAATTAAGCGGGAAACACTTCCCGAACTAGACTCTTTCAACCCAAAGCGATTTCGCAAAGAAGTATTTGTTACTTGCTCATTTTGAACGTATTTGACGCAAGCGTGCAAATAGCATGCCCACAATCGATCTTCGTTTGAGATATTAGAATAATCAGTTTTTGCAAACAACATAACTCGTGTATTTTCCTCATATAATACGATTTTAGGAGCTGGCAATTGGAGCCACTCACACGAGAGGGCAATTTTGTCCCAACCTGTACCTAATTCTTCACAAATTTTCAATCTTCTCATTAAAGATGCAATTTTCTCATTCCTTGATCTTGGCGGATTATCTATGATTCTCATTATGTCGACTAAAGGGGTACCAGGGTTGGTTATTTCGATTCTGCTGTCAAAAATTTCTATAATTGGGCCTGTACCGCTGATTGTTAAATCTTGATGAATTAACGCATTTGCAACTGCTTCGCGGATCGCAATACTTGGATAAGCGCTTTTCTTTTCTCTGAGCGCGTGTCCAACAGTTTCTTCGGTGGGAATAAGTGCATCAATGAAGTTTATAAGTCCTTTAAATCCTACAACATATCCTTTATTTCCATTATATTCTTTTAACGTACTATAACGGTTATTGTCACGATATCGTACAACCCGAATAGCTTTTCGTGAAACATGAGGAAAATCTGATAGATGCTTGGCAAATAATATAGCGCCCATATTTGTAATTCCAAATAATCCATTGTCTTGCTGTATAATAATATCTTCTTCCAACATATAGTGCATAATGCTTTGAGCGTCAGAAGGCTGAGGAATTCCTATCAGATCAAAGTACACAGTATAATCTAAATATTGTAAAGCCTGCTCCAAAGAAAGATCTTTTTTGATTACTTGATCCTCAAAATTAGAAGATCGTAGTTTATCCCATAGTTGGGCTTGTATATTTGGGTAATCACACAATTTTTTTGTATAGCTCCCAATTCTAATATAATCGATTTTCTTGAACATTACAGTTTTATTAACTGCTCTATATATTATGAGAATTACCACTTTTTTATTCTCAACCATTGTAGTATGAAATTCAAAATCAGCATTATTAGATAAAAGTGATCTTAGCCAATTATCGATTTCTTGGTTTCCTTTTTTCAATTTATATTGATCAAGTTCAGTTCCAACTATTTTATGTGTTGTATTGTCTATACCCCAAATCATATAAGCATAACTTTTTTCGAAAAAGGCAGCACTATTTGCTAAAGCACTTATGTCTGCACCTATCATGTCAGGATCAAAATTGTTGTGTTTAAATTCCAACCAATTTGTTTCCGTAGGCAATTGGCAAAGTTTTTTAACCAAAATATCTAAATTTTCCACTATTAGTCACCTTTTCAATAAATTCCACAAAATTATTATAGCATATTTTAATTGAATAAAAAATAATGTAGTGTACTTGATTGAAAAATTTGTGACACTATTAATGCCAACCTGAACGCAGCCGTGAAGAATCAGGCTAAAATTTATGTGAAACTGGAGAAAATTGAAGAAGAGCTCCGGAAGGAACCCAAAGCCTGATACTTACCCCGCCGGCTGAGGCTGGCGGGGAATTTCTATATAATCGGACTATTAGTAGGCGTAGTGGTAGGCGTAATCTAATAAATGGCTATACAATGCCGATTTAATCGAGTTCGACTCTCGTCATCTCCACCAAAGAAAAATCCGCATGAGTGCTGAAAAATCCAGTATTCATGCGGATTTATTTATTTTATATATTTCAAATGAAATCAGAAATAATCAGCAATAATCATTATTATGTAGGCGTTTTGGTAGGCGTTGTAGGCATGGAAATAAGAGCGTTCAGTTTTGCTCGTGTGTCCTCTATCATTTTAGGCTTAAGGCTCATATAGACTTCATGAATCATTTTCGCATTTGCATGGCCGACAATTTGAATTGCGATTGCTTCCGGTATCTCAGCTTCAGCCAACATACAAACATATTCATGGCGAAATTGGTGGGCACAGACAGTCGCCTTCCACTCTTTATGCGTGTATTTTTTGATTTTGCCATTTGCCAGTTTAGACTTGCTCTCATAACACAGTTGCGTTGCATAACCGTATTTGTGCCAGAAGTTTGCCCACATACGGTTATAGCGGGACGTTGTCAACGGTTTCGGACCTCCACCCAATATGTATGTTTTCGGTGGCAGTTCCCGAAGTGGTTCTAAGGATTCTTCCAACATTTTTAAAAGCGGAATTTTCCGTACTCCTGCCGGAGTCTTTGCACCGTCCAATACGTAGGGCTGATTCCCCTTGTGATCTATATGTTTAGTGATACTGATTGTCTTTTTTTCAAAATCTATATCCCTTAATTGAATTCCGCACGCTTCGCCACGTCGCTCCCCCGTGCAGAGAAACACAACAGCCGGTAGGGCATCCAGGTCAAGATAATGATCTTTCACGATTTTAACTTGGTCATCAGTGGGAGGTTCCCTCTTAGTATGCTTCAGACCGCGCGGAATAGATACAATTTTGGCTGGATTTCTATCGCCGCGCCAGACTGGGCTTTCGATCCATGTTTGAAAAATTGCATTTAGTACGGTCTTTTGATTGCTTACCGTGGTTTTAGCGGACGAAGCCATACTCTGTAAGAATTCAGAAATCATATACGGTTCAATTTCCCGCATATGTTTTTTACCAAATGCCTTTACGGCACGTTTTATTGCAGGCAAGTAGCTTCTTTGGGTGCCATATTTCATTTCCATTACGCGGCCTTTATAAATATCTGCTACTTCATCAAATGTAGGGCCAGCGTTTTCCTTCGCTTTTTCTTCCGGCCCTGCCGCAATGGCTGCGTCCCTCTTTTTCCAAACCTCTGCCGGCTCCATTGATGAAAACCAACGCATTTTTCCATTGATCTTTTCTTTGCGTTCCCAGCGACCGTCGGCGCGCTGGTGCAGGCCGTCTGTGATTTTATGCCGCGACATAATTATAGCCCTCCTTGATTTTTGAGGGCTGAAACAGTATAATTAAGTTGCGTTTTAACGTGCTGTCAGCCCTGCTGATGGTTACCGCTCTTTCCGGGTACCAGCCGGATGGAGCGGCTTTTTTATATGTAGTGATATTTTTTCTTTGGCATAACGCTTAATCTATATTGAACTAGCCGCGGATCTAAGCAAAGGCATGAAGCTATTTCTGGAATTGAATACTGAAGATATTCCTCCATATCTTCATCAGAAAGCAATAAATCCACAGCAAAATGCTCGGCCTCTTTTTCAAATTTTCCAATTGGAAAAAGAGTATTCGCACGGAGGAATGGAGTATTAGATTTTGGATGAAGAATGCCGTGGCCTAATTCATGGGCGCAGGTACGTAATTGATCTTTCTCTGGAATATCAGAATTAATATGAATGATTTTTTGTCTGTAGCAGGTACTATAATAGCCTTTAATACCTCCAAGGGATAATTCAACAATTTTTATATTATTACATGATGCCAATTCATACGGGTTTCTTGTCATATATTTTTTACAAAGAGATTCTACGACATTTTTGATACGCATTCGTGAATCACTCAGACTTTCGATATTTTTTGGGAGTATATTTCTGCTTTGCTATCCTCTTTCCCATTTCAAGGTCTTTTCTAAGACTTGCGATTAACAATTCTTTTGTTACATCATCTAATGGTTCGCCATCAAACATGAGGGCTCCTTGAGCATTTTCCAGATCCTTTAAAGTTTGATCCAGACGTTTTGATATATCGCGCTCATCTTTCTTTGAAAAGATGGGCGCTTTTTTAATGGTCGTTTTGCCGAGCAGATAATCAAGGGACACGTCAAAATAGTCAGCTATAGTTTGAAGTTTCTCAGTTTTTGGTACGCTACGCCCTCGTTTCCAGTCACTTAGAGTGGTTTGCGAAATTCCTGTATCTTTTGAAACCTTGTAAGCAGTAATTCCGGCTTCTTTTAATAAATGTTCAAAAATCTCATACATTTTTTAGGCACCCTTCACAAACCGAAAAATACTTCGCAAATGCTATTGACTTATGAACAAAAGCGAAGTATAGTATGAGCATACAAAGCAAATGCGAAGTAATTATCGCATTTGGCACGCATTCGGTTTTGTTATTTACTTTTGTTTCGCGACATAATAATATCACAAAACCGAAGTAAACGCAAGTATTTTTTAATGGAAGGGAGGAATTTTATGCCGGAATATTTTACCTGTGCAGAGGTCGCAGCAAGATATAAAGTCAAGGTTCTCACTGTGTGGGATTGGATTCGTAAGAAAAAACTTCCCGCGATCAAGATCGGACGCGATTATCGTATCCGGCAAGAAGATATCGACGCGTTCGAGAAAAAGCGAAAAACAGCATGATTCGTATTTATAAAAGGGAAAGCCAGGTGACTTGAATGCCTCGTGAAAAAGAATTGTACGAGCCAACCCTTGAGTCCATCCGGACACGGGCAAAGGAACTTTACCCGAACAAGCTGATCTTTGAGCAGAGGGAAGCTGCCGCAATCATGGGTGTATCGGTCAGCACGCTATACCGCAGGGGGCTCCGGCAGGACATCACTGCCGAACAGCTCGCCAGAGAATTTGCTTAGCTGAAAGGAGTGATCACAATGCCCGACATTGATATCCAGCTCGCCGTCGCAAAGGCGACGCCGCGCCCACCGATCTTAGAAAAATCGGATGGCAAAGTAACAGACGGAAATGTCCATTACTGCAAGGGCGTTACGGTAGTCCGCTGCCCGCGCTGCGGGACAATCCTAACACGGTCGCATCATTACTGCTGGGACTGCGGACAGAAATTAGAATGGGAGGAGGAAAAGTGATGGAAGAACTGAAAATCACCCGCGAACGGGCAATTAGACGTATGGAATGGATACTTAAGCATGAAATATATTGCTCTGACAAACTAAGCCATGCCGCTATAAATATGGCCATAACAGCATTACGTAGCACCGCCCCGGAAAACAAGCCGCTGACGCTGTTTAGCGCGATCACGGAAAGCCCTAAAGCACTCGCAAAATTTTTGCGGGCGGTTGACGCTGGCAAAATCAAACTCAGCGAAAGTTTTTGTAAATCGGACTGCGGAGGTGATGATGGCTGCCCGCATAAATTGCAATGTATCATAAATTGGCTTAACCAGCCTTACGCCCGCAAGCCGGAAGGAAGCGAAAAACTATGAAATACGTACTAATCCAGATGCCGGACAGTGCTATCGACATTGTCGATAATAACAACAGTATCGGCAAAAGCCGGGTGTACAGGCTGATTGACGAGGGCGGCAAGCCCGTTGGAACCCTAGACAGCGATCTGCGGCCGGGGGCGCTGAGGGCTGGCTTTGAGCACTGCGAGAGTATCCGCAATGATAAGCTGCGCGACCAAATCAGACTGGCACGAGAGGCGCTGGACGGTGATATCAAATGGGAGCAGGTACACCCGACAAAACCGGAAGGAGGTGAAACCCTATGAGAATCCGAAAACAGCCCCTGGGCACTCGGAACCTCTGTGGCGCCCGCGTCGGGATGGCCCGCAGGAACCAGTACATGAAACAAAAAGAACTGCTGGCAAAGCTCCAGGCTGCCGGAGTTGACATGAACGCATCCGGCTTGTCCAAACTGGAAGGGCAAATTCGCTACGTTACGGACTATGAATTAGCCGCACTGGCTGACATCCTGAATGTGAGCGTGGACTGGCTGCTGGGGAGGGACAAGCATGCGGAGCCGTGAATCTTTTGCTGCCGTCCTTCTGCGCTCCATGGTAAGGCAGAAAACCGTAAAGCTGACAGAAGAAGAATACAATGCGGCGGTCCGGTATGTCATCCGGAAATACCGCATGGAAGACCGGGACGGATCAATTGACCTGCGCGGCCAGGATATCGGGTATATAGCGGAATTGGTGGCCGAAGCGGTCGGCCAGACCCGGTTGACGGAAGGAACCCTTGAAATTGCCCGGAATGACCGGGAACTCAACGAAAGGAATGAAACAGCATATGAAACAGCAGGAAATGCTTGAAAGGGCGGGAAACGAAATACTTACCCGTGCACAGGCTATTGCCGCTATGACGTCACCGCAGGAGATCAGCCGGGAGTACCACAGGGCGTTTGGCTATGTCTGTGCGCTCCGTGACATGGGGATCTGCGGCAAAAGGCGCTATAACGTTGCCATGAATTCCCTTAATGAAGCTCTTTGCGAAGCCACAAAAAAAGCCGCTCCCGGCGCTGAGAACACCGAAAGCGGTTCAACAGGAGATCATCCCGAAAAGGATGACAGTCCAAATCACCATTTCAGTGTAGACGAAAAAGCGGCGGATGTCAAGGCCCCATCTATTCCGCTGCGGAGAATGGTTTTGGCAATGCAATATGCATGTATTGACGATTCGCGCATTGTCGCAGTGCTGCTAAACGTGCTTAGACCGGAGAAAGAGAGGCGGCCGGGATGATTGCGGGATACAAAGGTATCGGGCCGGAGCAGGGCAAATGCATAAAAGCCGAAAATGCCCTGGCCTATGCGATGGAGCGCTGCGGCATTCGCCTGTCTGCAATGCCTGCAGATCAGAGAGACCATGACGAATTTTGCCAGACCTTTTTGGAATGGTTTTATTCCGGCAACTGGATGCCGGTCGAGGATAATGAACAGGAGGCGGTTAATCCATGGGCAAGCTGACACATGAAGAATGGCTGGCGGAGCGCCGGAAGTCAATCGGCGGCAGCGACGCGGCGGCCATTGTCGGGATGAACCACTATGTTACGCCCTATATGCTCTGGGCGGATAAGACCGGCCGGCTTCCGGACAAGCCGGATAATGAAGCGATGCGGCAGGGCCGGGACCTGGAACAGTATGTGGCCGACCGGTTCATGGAAGCAACGGGAAAGCGTGTGCACCGGCACACGGCAATGTTCCATTCTTCCGACTATCCTTTCGCCCATGCGAATATCGATCGGGCGGTCATCGGCGAACGCGCCGGCCTCGAGTGTAAGACGACCAGCCTCATGAACCTGAAGAAATTCAAGAACGGCGAATATCCGGAAAACTATTACGTCCAGTGTGTCCACTACCTTGCCGTGACCGGATGGGATCGGTGGTATCTGGCAGTTATCATTCTGAACCAGGGCTTCAAGTGGTTCACGATTGAACGCGATCAGGCCGAGATCGACGCGCTGATGAAAGCCGAGAAAGATTTCTGGGATACCTACGTTGTTCCTGATGTCCCGCCGCCGGTAGATGGGCTTCCGCCGACAGACGAGACCTTAAAACAGATTTTCCCGGGCGGAGGAGCGCAGGACGTGCCGCTTGATCTGTTCGGATGCGGGGATCTTATTCAGAAATATTTTGCTACAAAGGGCCTTGTTAAAACATATAAGCAGGAGTTGGAACAGTGCAAGCAGTCCATACAGCAAAGCCTTGGCAATGCGGAATCAGGCGCCTGCGGCGGCTACTCAGTTACATGGAAGCAGCAGTCACGTAAAACATTTGACCTGAAACGCTTTGCGGCAGACCATCCGGAGATTGACCTCAGCAGTTATTATCAAGAATCCACATTCCGTAAATTTGATATAAAGGAGAATGTAAAATGACTTCCATTCAAAAAGCTACCGAAAGTTCCGCTGCAATGAGGACGGAAAAGCGCACCATGCAGGATTACATAAAGAAGATGCAGGGGGAAATCAAAAAGGCGCTGCCATCCGTGCTGACACCGGAGCGCTTCACTCGCATTGTGCTTTCAGCCCTTTCCACAAACCCGAAACTGCAGCAGACAACGCCGCAGTCTTTTCTCGGCGCCATGATGACAGCCGCGCAGCTTGGCCTTGAACCCAATACACCGCTCGGTCAGGCATATCTTATCCCATTTAAGAACAAAGGCACTTTAGAGTGCCAGTTCCAGCTTGGCTATAAAGGGTTGATTGACCTTGCATACCGTTCCGGGCAGATCACAGTAATCCAGGCACACACTGTATATGCAAACGATGAGTTTAGTTATGAGTTTGGCCTCGACCCGAAACTGAAGCACGTACCGGCCAAAGGCGACCGTGGGGATCCTGCCTATTTCTACGGTATTTTCAAGACGAAAGACGGCGGGTTTGGGTTTGAAGTGATGAGCGTAGACGACGTCCGCCGCCATGCCGAAAGGTTCAGCCAGGCTTATAAAAGCGACTATTCCCCATGGAAAACAAATTTTGAAGAAATGGCCAAAAAGACAGTCCTTAAAAAGGCTTTGAAGTATGCCCCTTTGAAGACGGAATTTGTCCGAGGTATGGGCACGGATGAAACAGTTAAAACGGAAATTTCCGATGATATGTTCAGTGTGCCGAATGAAACGATTGAAGTCGAAGGCCATGAAGTAGATGCATCCACCGGGGAGGTGCAGAAATGAGTGCGGAAGATGAATTCCTTGAAGCCTTTTCTCTTTCTGTCAAGCGTCCGGGAGCCGACCGGCTCCTGGCCTGGCTGAAAAAGACAGACTTTTTCACAGCACCGGCAAGCACCCGGTTTCACGGTGACCATGAGGGCGGCCTCGCAGAACACAGCCTGAATGTTTACCGCAGGCTTCAAGAAGAAGTGAAAGCATTGCCTGTTACGCCTTCTGATGAAACGGTTGCTGTTTGCGGCCTGCTGCATGACATTTGCAAGGCGAATTTCTACAAGGTGTCCCAGCGCAACGTAAAGAATGCGAAAACCGGCAGATGGGAGAAACAGCCGTTCTACCAGGTAGAGGATCAGTTCCCTTATGGCCACGGCGAAAAATCCGTTTTCCTGATTGAACGGTTCATGCGTCTGAAAGTTGAGGAAGCCGTAGCAATACGCTGGCACATGGGCGGCTTTGACGATGCGGCAAAGGGTGGAAGCTATGCCGTTTCCGGCGCGTTTGAAAAATATCCGCTGCTGCTGTGTTTGAATGTGGCCGACATGAAAGCAACATACCTGGATGAAAGGAAGGAAGAAAAAGATGGCACAAATCATTGACATGGAAAAGAATCGTTCCATGGAGAGTGAAAGCGCTGAAATGGAACAGAAAAACAGCCGCATAGCACCTGGAGAAAACGGTGATTCCGTTCCACCTGCGGAGAATGCCCCGGAAATGGAACAAGAGAATGAAACGCCCAATACCGGAGCCGATGGCAGTGATTCTGCGGATGATGGCACAGAGCAGCCGCCACAGAGCTGCGACTGGAAGAATGCTTCCGGGGACGACGATGGAAGAGAAAACAGCGCTTCTGATGGTGAGCAGGAGCCGCTCCCGGAAGGTCAGAATTTAAGCCTCCGCCTGCCAGCCTTCAGCTCCATCTTTGACGATGCCGACGATGCACTTCGTGATATGGCACGTACCTTGACAACAAAATTCATTGAGAGCGGAGAACTAGCCATTAAAGTTGTGCTGAACAATTACCATGGCATTTTAAAGCCGGATTCTAAGAAGAGCACGGTTGCCTGCAACCTGAAACCCGCAAAGGTCTCAACGCCTATCCATTTTCCGGATGACTTGGAAATTACCGTCGAGAAGGACGGCCGCGTCATTGTTCCGGAAGACCGTGAACATCAGCTTTCTTTTGCTGATGGCGCAGCGTCCGGCGGTACGGCCACGGTAGACGGCAAGACGGGGATCGTGGAGGGCTATCAGGAAAACGGAAAAGACCTGGAAGAGCCTCCCGTTGATGGGCAGTCCTGAAGGCATAAGGTTAGAAAGGGCGGTGATGCGGGTTGGCTCGTCCGTTAAAGGACGGGGTTGATTATTTTCCATTTGATGTTGTGCTTGATGAAAAGTTTGACCTGATCGAAGCGGAATTTGGACTGACAGGATTTGCGGTAGTCGTTAAGCTGTACCAGAGAGTGTACCAGCGAGGTTACTACTGTGAATGGACAAATGAGGTTGCATTGCTGTTCGGCCACAGGATTGGCTTGGGTGACAATGCCGTTTCTGAAATAGTAAGCGCTTCGGTTAAAAGAGGTATTTTTGACAAAGACATGTTTGAGAAATACCATATTCTCACTTCAAGGGGAATCCAAAAAAGGTATTTTGAGGCAGTCAGCCGCCGTAAGTGCGTCAATGTCAAAAAGGCGTACCTCTTAGTTGATGTTACCCAATCCGTACCTTTGGCACACATTTCATGGATTAATGATTGCAATAACCCCGAAAATGCAGGCGATAATCCACAAAGTAAAGGAAAGGAAAGTAAAGTAAACAAGAGTAAAGAAAAAGATAATAAGCCCGGAGCTGCTTCCGCACCTTCGGACCGCCGCCGTTTCATTGCCCTGATTCTGAATGATGGATCTGAATATCCGGTCTATGAAGACCAGGTAAACAAATGGGTGCAGCTCTATCCGGCCGTGAATGTAGAGCAGGAACTCCGGAAGATGTCGGGCTGGTGTGAAGCAAACCCGAAGAGACGAAAAACGAAGCGCGGGATCCTGAATTTCATCAATTCATGGCTTTCCCGTGAGCAGGACAGAGGGGGGACACAGGGAAATGGAAACGCAACTAACCGGTGTGCAGGGAATCCTGCGGAAAAAGCTCCGGCAGGGGAACCGCTCGGCACCGTCGTTTGAAGAGCACACGCAGCACCAGTGTGATGCAATGAATGCGACGGCCGGGAAACTGGAAGATTACGATTGCCCGAAGTGCAGGAACAAGGGCGTCGTCTATTTTGTGGGAGAAGATGGAGAGATTAAATGCCGGGAATGCTCCTGTATGGTCATCCGGGCAAGCATGGCGCGGATCCGCGGAAGCGGCCTGAAAAATCTGCTTACTATATACACATTTGACCGGTTTAAAACAGAAACACCGCTGCAGCGTTTGATGAAAACAACAGCACAGAATTATCTGAACAGCAAAGACGGAAACTGGTTTTTCATTGGCGGCCAGTCCGGAGCCGGGAAATCTCATATTTGCACGGCGGTTGCGGGGGAACTGCTGCACCGCGATATTGCGGTTCGGTATATGCTCTGGAAAGATGAATCCACAAAGATCAAGGCTGTCATAACTGATGAAAATGAATATGACCGCCTGATTGCTCCATTCAAAACAGTGCCTGTTCTTTACATAGATGATCTGTTTAAGCCTGCTTATGATGAGCGCGGCCAGAAGCGGCAGCCGAGTGCCGGAGATATTTCGCTTGCCTTTGAAATTCTCAATTCCCGGTATATTGCCGGCCTGCATAAGAAAAGCGGCATCACGATCATTTCCAGCGAATGGACCATAGAAGAGCTGCAGCGTGTTGATCCGGCTGTGGGCGGCCGGATTTTCCAGATGTCGCAGGGATACTGTATTTCCATTACCCCCGGGGAAAGCAAAAACTACAGGCTCAGGAGGCAGAAATGAGACGTTTGCGGAACGCAGAAAAATACATAACCCCGCAGCAGGTCTACGGTACCATGGAGGGCAAAGCCTGCCGGGAATGCCGCTTCTGCAGCAACAAGAAAGACACGGGCCTGATCGGCAGCGATAAATTCTACTGCACCCGGTTCTGGCGGCAGGAAAACCCGAAGGCCCGTATCAACGCCTATGACCAGGCGTGCGGAAAATTTGAAAGGAAGAATTGCAATGCGTGAGATTTTATTTCGCGGAAAGAGCTACACCGACAACAAGTGGCATTACGGCTATTTCTTTTATCAATTTTCAACGCCTGTTTGTCCCGAGCGTTACGAAATAACAGATGGGGCCGGACTTGGGTGGAATTGCCCCAAAGAAACAATCGGCCAGTTTACCGGCCTTACAGACAAAAACGGCAAGAAGATTTTTGATAATGATATCATAAAAATTACATTTCAAAGAAGCGGCAGCAGCTCCTATTTAATTTCTTGGGATGGAGAAGGCTATAGATGGGGTTATGATTGCCTTTCTGAAAATCTTCCATATCAAGGAGAACCGGTTATTTCAATTGAGCGTATCGGAAACATTTACGACAACCCGGAACTGCTGGGGGCGGGGAAATGAATGAAGAAGAAAAGCCCTTTATTTTTGCAATCGACCCCGGCAACGTCGAAAGCGGCTGGGCGATTCTGAACGATATCCTGAGACCGATTGAATTCGGCAAGACGAACAATGAGATCCTTCTGGAGAAGATCGTCACCCACAATTTTAAATATCCGGACGCGCTGCACTTTGCAATCGAAATGGTTGCGCACTACGGAACTGGGATGCCGGCCGGAAAGACTGTGTTTGATACCTGCGTCTGGATAGGCCGTTTCTGGCAGGTTACGGGCTGCATACCGCACCGGCAGGTAATTTACCGCAAAGACGAAAAGATCACGCTCTGCGGCAATATGAGGGCAAAGGATGCAAACATTTCCCAGGCACTCCGGGACCGGTTCGGGGAGAAAGGAACGAAAGCACACCCGGGCTGGTTCTATGGGGTGAGCAAGGACGTCTGGAGCGCTATCGCCGTCGGCGTGGCCTATTACGATATGTACCTGGTGTCGAAAGAAGGGAAAAATTATGAAGCCAATACTTTTTAACACAGAAATGGTCCGGGCTATTTTGGACGGAAGGAAAACAACTACAAGACGAGTGATTAAGCCGCAACCTGACCGATACTTTGAAGTACATGAATCACCGATTTATCTTTATGATGTTGAGTTTGGAAAAGGCATAATTAATCCGCCCTATCAACCTGGAGATATTCTCTATGTGCGGGAAACTTTTGCAAAATACAATTGTGCAGAAAAAGAGTGCATAATGGCTGACTATAGCGGTTGCAATGGGTGCACACATACAAAAGATGGCTATTGTTACGTTTACAAATCCAGCCATGAATACGATGTAAATGTTAAGTGGAAACCATCAATCTTTATGCCAAAGGAAGCCGCCCGCATTTTCTTGGAAGTTACCGACGTTAAAGCTGAACGGCTACAGGATATTACCGATGAAGAAGCCGAAAAAGAGGGTTGCAATGACGCTACTTCAACCGCAATGGGGTTTTCCTATGTTTGGGATAGCACCATCAAGAAATCCGACCTCAATAAATACGGCTGGGGCGCTAGTCCGTGGGTATGGGTAATTTCTTTTGAAAGGTGCAAAAAGCCATGAAAAAACGTAATTGCCGGCGTACGCCGGTGGAGCAGGAACAGCATGAATTGGCTGTAAAAATCCGCAAAATGACGGATGCGCAGATTTCGAAATACATAGCCGGGCTGCGGGAAAAAAATGTAGTCCCGGCAGAAATTCCGGATATGGATGAAATCCGCCGGCAAGCAGTTGAAGATTTCATTTCCAGCGTCCACCCCGGACACGGAATCGGACAGGCCACAATTGCAAAGCTGCGGAAATTTGCGAAAGGGGACGACTTTTTAAAATGGTGAAAATTCTTAGGCTTAAGCTCAAGCTTGATAGTTTCTTTGTCGGTTTCCCATATGGCCTGCGTGGAAAAATAATTCAGGTCGAAGAATTACACGTAGGTCGTTATACGCTGTGGGACAGAATCAGGTATCGAATTATAACGGGCGCAAGGCTATAGCTCTTATCGAATGCAGGAAAGGATGGTACCATGACGGTCGACGAAGTGAAGAATCTGCTGAAAATCTATTACGACATCCCGGCCATGATCGCCGAGGAATGGGCTGCCATCCGTCACTGCGAAGCTGAGAAAAACGAGATAACACTGCCGCCCGTCAACCTTTCTGGGATGCCGGGCGGCAAAGGCATGATCGGGGACAGGACGGCCTCCATGGCGCTGAAGGACCAGGCACGGTTCTATGAGCAGGAAGAAATGGCCTGCCAGAAGCGAATAGCCGATCTGCAGGAGAAACGGAACTGGCTCGGCGTCGCGCTGGGAAAGCTGGATCCGACCGACCGGTACATATTGGAATTGCGGTACATGGGTGACCAGCGGAACCGAAAGTACACCCGCCGGCCGACGTGGAAGGAAATTGCGGACAAGGTGGAACTGAGCGAAAGCCAAACGCGGGAGAGAGTACGGGTGGCACTGTTACAGCTGACAATGATATCCGATCAGACTGTTTTTCCGGGAATGATTCAGCGATAATTATATATTCTTTATTATTGTCTTAAAATCGACATATGGAGAAATGCACTTGAATGCTGAATCATCAACGTACCAACTCTTTTGCAAAAACTTACTCTTAATAAACTCAATCTGCTCTTCAATATTGTCAGTAATTGTTTTATTTGTATCATTTTGCCTAATATAAAAATGTAGACCCGAATGTTCTTGCTTAATCATAAAATGCTTATTAGATGAATTATATCTGAATAAATGTTCTTTGGGCAGATATAAACTTAGATAGATAGCGTTGCTTGCGCGGGCCGAGATGATTATAAAGCCAATAATTTGATTATATTCCCAAATGGTTTTTCCCTTGAATAGATCCACTACCTTTTTTTGCTGAGTTCCAACAGCATAGGTTAAGCTCGAAAAACTTTGCAACTTTTTGTTCCAACGATTGCGAAAGACCTCAGGTCTCATGGAATAAATGGGAATTTCAAATAATTTAACCTCTGCCAAAGTAGTCACTCCTTTTGTAAATTATTAAATATATCATAAATAAAACATTTGAGTACGTCAATATAAAATAACACCATACAAAGCCGGCGTTTTCCGGCACTTTCCGGCGGAAATCGGCGCTTTTAAGCAGGTTTATTGTGCTACAATATAATCAGGGAATTTCGGAAAGGCGTTCGGTATAGACCGGGCGCTTTTCTTATGCCTTAGACCGTGCGGGACTGGAAGAAAGGAGCCGCATGGAAAACTACATTAACCACATTTTCAATATGGACTGCATTGCCGGAATGAGTATGTACCCGGATCACAGCATCGATATGATTCTTTCTGATTTGCCGTATGGTGTTTCTGATTGCCGATGGGATAGCCTTTTACCGTTTGACCAATTGTGGGCGCAGTATCTTCGGGTTATCAAAAACAATGGAGCTATCGTATTGACAGCCGCACAGCCGTTTACAACGCGCCTGATTTCCAGTCAGCCGAAGTTATTTCGCTATTGCTGGTACTGGGCGAAAAACATGGCGACCGGTTTTACGTTCGCTAAACATCAGCCGTTGCGCTGTATTGAGGAAGTCTGCGTATTCTATAAGCACGCGCCGATATACAACCCGCAGGGAGTCATCGTGCTGGATAAGCCAATACGCCGTCGCGGAAAATCAATTCCGCAGCACGGTGATTCTGTGTACCGAATGGATGGCAGCCTATCCCACGATACGGAAACCTGCATTGTCCATTACCCACGCCAGCTGCTGGAAATCAAATGCGAACGCGGCCTGCATCCGACACAGAAGCCGGTGGCGCTGTTTGAATATTTAATCCGGACCTACACGAATCCGGGCGAGCTGGTTTTGGATAGTTGCATGGGCAGCGGGACAACGGCAGTTGCCTGCATCCGGAGCGGGAGAAAATTCACGGGATTTGAAATGGACAAAAAGTATTACCAGACAGCGCTCAAACGTATAAATACATAAAGACGCCGCCTGCGAAAAAACAGGCGGCACAAATATGTCACCGGGCACGGAATTATCCGGGGCCTGCCGGGTCAAGCCGGGCGGTGACACAAGAGGCAGAAAAAGCAAATACACCCCATGCCTGCGGCCTTAGCAATAGGGCAAACACACAAAATGGGGGAATATGCAGGCTGGCGCCACTTAGGCGCTACCAATTTCACAGCCGCTTTCGGGCGGCGATGATTATTTCAGCGTCCAAAATGGGCGCTTTTTCTTGACTTTTTCCGACAGAATAATTATTATGAGGAAAAGGAGAGGATAAAAATGGATTACGAAACTGCAAAAAATATGGCTAATCACAAATGTAGCTGGAGAGATAGGCTTGATGCGGTACATATTCTGGGACAAATGGATGACCCACGAGCAAAGGATATATTGGCTAGACTTGCAATTCATGATCCAGTTCAGAAGGTAAAAGAAGCAGCTCTTCATGAAGCCCAGCTAAAGCATATCATTTATAAGGGAAAGCCTATATATCTCGGTAAAAAGAAAAAAGGAAATTTAGTTAAAGATATAAATAAAAAACTAGCAAGAGTTATGCATTCGTTTGACAAAGAATTTACTATTGAAGAGTTCAAGCAAAAGTTTAGGCAAATGTATCCAGAAGCATATGACATTTATGAGGGAGACAAGGAAAAATGCTTTGATGAATGGCTTTCTCATGTGATTAAATGCTTACCAAAGAAGAAATAGACAATTGAAGCCAATATGTGGGCGACCTTCGGGCCGTCCTTTTTCATGCCTATTTTTGGGGAGGCGACTCCACTTGAAATCCCATTACCGTCCTGCGTTCAATACCCGCGTTTATGGACCGGCCGAACACAGGGCGGATATTTATTGGCAAAAACGATTGAGGGGTGATACTGTGCCGCAACGAATAGAACGTCCCTGCCGCGCTTACCTTTGCCCGAACACGACGAGCAACCCAAACGGGTATTGTGATGAGCATCAAGCGTTGGCACGGGAACACAGAGGCAGTGCAAGACAACGCGGGTATGATTGGCGATGGGAACAGTTCCGGGCACGGTATCTGCGGGAGCATCCACTGTGTGTAGACTGTCTGGCAAAGCATCGCATGACACCGGCAACTGAGGTACACCACATTCACAAGCTACGGGATTATCCGCAACTGAAATATTCAGAGAACAACCTCATGGCGCTGTGCCATCAGTGCCACAGCAAACGGACAGCGAGAGGAGAATGAACGTGGGACTAAGTCGATTGAGTAAGCAGTGTCGAGAATGCCGATATACAAAGACTTGCCGGCATAAACAGATGGAAGCCATTACAGCTATGGCACAAGCCAGTATGCCGTCTACTCAGTCAGCGACTATGTCTGCCTTGGCAAAGCACGATTACCGTGATGTCAAGATTGCGGAGAATACGACCGTCACCATTGACCTTGAAGAACTGAAAGAAAATATGCGCAAGCAGATTTACGGCAGAGCGTTTGATGTTTTTCGGAGCGCGACCTGACCCCCAGGGGGAGTAAAAATCCCTGCGGACAAGTCAAAGCGGACCGTTGCGCAACTCCGCGTGAAACTTTTTCCCAAAACTAATAAAATCCGGAAATGGAGGTGTCCAACGCATGGCACGACCATCAAAACCGGTGCTCATGGCAGAAGGGCACCGCACAAAAGACGAACTTGCCGCCCGGCGTGATGCTGAGGCGGCAATGCTGACCCATGTTCCGATGGAAATACAGTTCAAGAAAAAAGGCCATAAAATCGCGGCAAAAGAGTTTGAACGGGTCAAGAAACTGCTGGCTTCTATCGGCAAAGACGATGCCCTGTATGAACAGATTATCAACACGCACTGTTTGCTTGTGGAAGAGTGTGAACAGATTCGGGATGTCCGGAATCAATTTGTCACATCAAAGGAAGAATTGCAGAGGGATTACAATGCCGGCCGGACCGGCGACCCAGAAAAAGACGGCATTGCCGCGGCAGAATATTACCGTTTGCTGGCGAAGTTGTCCCAGAGTGTAATCGGCTGTGATAAGCAGCTTATGGCCAAACGGAAAATGTTGCTGGATATTGACAAAGAAAACGTCATGACGGTACAATCCGCGCTCCGGTCCATTCCGAAAAAGCCGGAGAAAAAGCAGAAGACGGGCATGGCCGCATTTATGGAGCATAGAGCGGGTGGAGGTTAATGTTCGATGAAAAGAAAGCCGACGAGCCAGTAGACTTTATCCAACTTCTTCATCTTACGGATGATTTTTACGGGCAGCCGTTTGTACTGCAGCCGTGGGAAAAAGAAATCATCCGCGATGTGTACGGCACGCTGAATGGCAGCGGGTATCGGCAGTACAGTTACGCCTATCTTGAAATTCCAAAGAAAAACGGAAAAACAACGCTGATTGCGGGACTTGGCCATTACCACCTTGTATGTGACGGACCGGGCGGGCAGATTTACTGTTGTGCGGCCGACCGCGACCAGGCGTCCCTTGTTTACAATGCTATGTTACAAATGATTGACCAGGATGAAACGCTGCAAGAAATTTTACAAGTTACAGATAGCAAAAAGCTTATACGTAACCGGCAAACCGGTACATTCCTCCGTGTTTTATCCGCCGAGGCTTACACAAAGCACGGCCTCAACCCGACGGTTGTTATTTTCGACGAGTTGCACGCCCAGCCGAACCGCGACCTTTGGGATGTTATGACGTTCGGCACCGGCGCGGCCCGGAAGGAAACACTGTACTGGATTATCACAACGGCCGGCGACGACCCGGACCGCACTTCTATCGGGTGGGAAGAACATGAATACGCCCGCCGGGTACGCGATGGTGAAATTGATGATCCGTACTGGTATGTAAAGATTTATGGCGCCCCGGAAGATGCGGATATTTTTGACGAAAAGACCTGGTTTGCCTGTAATCCCTCTCTCGGCGCGAATATCGGTATTGACAAAGTGCGGCAGGAAGCCACAAAGGCTAAAAATGACCCCGCTGTGGAGCGACTTTTCCGATGGCTGCGCTTGAATCAATGGAACAAAAATAAGAAGCGCGGCTGGCTGCCTCTTACGTCATGGGATGCAACAGCTGGCAGCTGGACGCGGGATGACCTGAAAGGCTGCTACTGCTACGGCGGGCTTGACCTTGCGACTACCTGGGATATGAACGGGTTTGCTCTTATTTTTCCGCCTCAAAAAGGCTGGAAGGACTACCGGGTGATTTTTGATGCCTGGATTCCGGAGGAAAATATGAGGGAGCGTGTTAAGCGTGACCATGTGCCCTATAACGAATGGGCACAGAACGGATTTTTGCAGGTAACCGACGGAAATGTCACCGATTACTCAGCCGTCCGGGCGCGCATTTTGGAATACACTAAAAAGTACCGGATTCGCGAAATCGGATTTGACCGTTACAACGCGACTGAAACAACGCTGATGCTGACGGCCGCGGGCGTGAAGATGGTCGAGGTTCCGCAGAGTATTCTCGGCATGTCGCCGTCTATGAAGGAGCTGGAAGTTATGTTTAAGACAAGCGAAACCCTCATAAAAGAGAAAAAGCCTCCCCTGATTACTCACGAAGCCAACCCAGCCGCTCGCTGGTGCTTCGGCAATGTAAATATAAGCATGGACGGAAAAGAAAATTATATGCCGATCAAGGACAGCAAAACGGAGCGTATTGATATTTTTGTGGCAATGGTAGATGCAATGGCGCGCCTGCTGCCGCACATGGCGCGGCGGAGCGCCTACGCAGAACATGGGGTGATTGCAATTTGAAATTTCTCAATCGTGTAAAAACCTTTTTCAAGAATCTTTCGACCTTGGCAAGGCCATCTCCGGAGCTGCGCTCCGCTCTTGGGGCACTCCTCTCCAAAGTTGGCATCCATATCAATGCTAAAAATGCCCTGCAGACAACGGCTGTGTTCGCGTGCGTCCGACTTCTGTCGGAAAGTATTGCGTCCCTGCCGTTGTTTTTGTACCGGAAAACGGAGACCGGCAAAGAAAAGGCGACCAATAATCCGCTTTACGGCGTGCTTCACGATGTACCGAACCCGGAGACAGACAGCTTTCAGTTTTGGCAGGCTTTTATCGCAAACATGCTGATTTATGGCCGAGGCTACGCCGAAGTGGTGCGGAATAATGCCGGACAGATCGTCCAGATGTGGAATATTACGACACCCTACGTCCGGGTACGGCGGAATTCAGAGACGCAGGAGCTCGAATACGTTGTCACTCCGTCCGGAAAAGAGCAGTTTATTCTCCGGAAAGATCAGGTTTTCCGGGTGGATTGGTTCTCCATGGATGCACTGAACGCGTTCCGACCGCTCGAATTGGCGCAAAACGCGATCGGTTTAGGCGAAGCCGCAGAGGAATTCGCGGCTGATTACTTCAAAAACGGTACGAACGCGGGAGGCTTTATTACCTATCCGGAAGGGATGACAGCCGACCAGATTGAGTCATTCCAAAAACAGGTCCGCGAAAAGCATGAAGGGCTGTCGAACTCGGCACGTCTGCTTTTTCTGGAGCAGGGAAGCCAATTCATAAAAGCAAGCAATACTCCGGAAGAGTCGCAGATGCTTGAAACCCGGAAGTTTCAGGTTGAGGAAGTCGCCCGGTTCTATAATGTGCCGCTGCATATGATCGGCGACCTTGACCATGCGACATTTTCAAATATCGAGCAAATGAGCCTGAACTATGTAATTTACACTCTAAGACCGTATCTGGTGCGCATTGAAAAGGCAATTACCGCTCAGCTTCTGATGCCGCAGGAGCGGGCGACCTATTTTCCGAAGTTTTCGGTTGAGGGTTTGCTGCGCGGCGATTATAAATCCCGTATGGAAGGTTATGCCGTGGCCCGCCAGAACGGCTGGATGTCATCAAATGACATAAGGGAACTTGAAGATATGGATCATATCCCGCCGGAGGAGGGCGGTGACGCCTACCTTGCAAACGGCAATCTGCGCAGCCTTGAAAAACTGATGACCGCTTCGGCGGAGTCTACAAAGAGCGGAGGTGAAAAAAATGGCGATTGAAATTAAAGGGTACATTGTACCGGATGATGATCAGTTTGCATATGATTTTTTCGGTATAAGCACGACGGCGCCACAGAATATTCGGCAGGCAATCGCAGAAGCAAACGGTGCGCCGCTGGATGTGGAAATCTCGACTTGCTATGGCGGCAATGTATTTTCCGGGTCAACGATTTATTCGGCGCTTCGCGGTTACTCCGGCGGCGTACATATCCATATTACGGGTCTTGCTGCATCCGCTGCGTCGGTTATTGCAATGGCCGGGCCGTCCGATATTTCGCCGACCGCGCAACTGATGGTGCACCGCGTATCCAGCAGTGCACAGGGAAATTATCATGCGATGGATACAAGCTCAGCAAGTCTGCAAGAAGCAGATAAATCAATAGCCGCAGCTTATGTGGCTAAGTCCGGCATGTCCGAAAAAGACGCATTGAAAATGATGGATGCAGAAACATGGATTACCGCCGCAAAAGCCGTTGAACTTGGGCTTGTGGATAAAATCTCGGATGCCGCTCCGCAGCTTGTTAATGCAGCTTACGGCTTACCGCTCCCGCGCGCGGTAATCGAAAAAACCCGTACGATGCTGGCTGAAAAGAAAGCAAACGCTGGAGAAAAGCCAGAATCCGTGGAGCCTTCGGCTGCCGAGCCTCCAGAACCCGACGCACAAGTGCTTGCGATTGCCCATGCAAAACTAAACCTTATTGAAAAATCCCTAAACTTTTAGAAAGAAGGAATTTACATGACCCTTATTGAGAAAAAACAAAAGCTGGCTGCCCTTGTCAAAGACGCCCGTGCAAAACTGGATGCCGGAGATATGGAAGCCTACAACAAAATGGATACTGACATTGACAAGCTCGACACCGAAATTAAGGCGGAGGAAAAACAGCAGGCCCGCGAGGATGCGTTGAAACAGATCCCGGAACCGGCCAAAGGTAAGGCTGAGCCGAAAGACGGCAGCAAACCGCAGAAAGTCACCGCGACCGCCGAATACAAGAACGCATTTTTCCGGGCAGTCCGCGGCGGTATGAACTCGCTGACCGGGGAAGACCGCAAGATTCTCACTGACATAATGTCTACGGGTGCTGAAAGCGGCGGAATGCTTGTCATGCCGGAGGAACTGGAAAACTCGGTACGTGCGCTGCTTGCAAAGCACGTCGTTATGCGCCGGCTTGCCAGTACGATTACCATGACGGCAGACCGGAAAATCGTTCTAGCGTCCTCCTATGGCGCGGCGGGCTGGATTGGCGAGAATGGAGCCTATCCGAAAGTTGATGATGCCTATGGCACAGTAACAATTGGAAATCATAAGCTCGGCAAAATCATCCAGGTATCCGAAGAGCTGATTCACGATTCAGAATTTGACCTTACCGGCCTGATTTCTACCAGTTTCGGCCGCGCGTTTTCGGAAGGCGAAGAGGACGCCTATCTTAACGGCGACGGCACGGACAAACCGAAGGGCGTTCTTGTGGACGCGCAGACCGGAGTTACAACGGCGGCATCCACGGCTATTACTGCAGACGAACTGCTTGACCTGTTTTACAGTCTGAAACCGGCCTACCGCCAAAGTGCTACTTTCCTCATGAGCGACGGCGCCGAGAAGATTCTCCGTAAGTTGAAAAACGCAACGACCGGTGATTATATGTGGCAGCCCGGCCTTACCGCTTCACAGCCGAACACGTTGCTTGGTCGTCCGGTCGCCGTATCGGATTACATGCCAGCTGTTGCCGCGGGTGCGAAAGCGATTGCTTTCGGTGATTTCAGCCAGTATATCATTAAGGACACGCTCGGGATGCAGATGCAGGTCCTTGATCAGCTCTACGCCGAAAATGGCCAGGTTGGTTTTAAGGGCAATGAACGTACCGACGGAAAACTGGTTGTGCCGGAGGCCGTGCAGCTGCTTGTAATGAAAGCGGCGGCATGATGAAGATTAAAATCTTGACGAGCTGTGCCGGTTTGAAATTTTCATTTTCCGCCGGCGAAACCGTCGATGCAGACGATGTGACCGCAAAGGATCTGATTCAGGCCGGGCACGCGGAGGGGGTAAAGCCGAGTGGTAAAGGTAATAACGCCGCCGGCGGCGGAACCGGTAAATCCGGATGATTCAAGTCTGAAAGGAATGGTATCAATGACTATTACAAAGACTCCTGTAAAAATTGATGAAAATGCTGTAGGCTATCTCCAAAATCTTGGCCCTGATCTTTTATATTTAGGAAATAGCAGTTCGGTTTCTCCTGCTACAGGAGTTCGCTTAAATGTAGGACAATCCGTTACTATAATCAATAGCGGATATGAACATTATGTTGTATCTGAAGGCAGTAGCGACATAAGAACAATGCAGGGATTAAATGCAGTCTATGGGCTTGCTAAAGAAAGTACTACATAAGCTATAGCCCGCAAATAGTTTGGAGGAAGAGAATGGTAAAGGTGATAGTACCTCCAGCAAAGGAGCCAGTAAGCCTTGATGACTTCCGGACATGGATGCAGGGGCTGCCAATTAGTCCGGAGCAGGAGCTGATGGTAAACAGTCTGCTGAAAGCGGGGCGCGAGGAAGCCGAAGCATACCAGAATGCTACATATTGTGAACAGACCTTGCAGCTTACTATTGAGCCGGAATTACAGCCGGTATATGGTGTTGCAATGGTGCCTATTACGCTTCCCCGACCTCCATTCCGCGAGCTGCGAAGTATCACAGCAGTTTTAACGGATGGCACACAGCAGGATGTGACGGCACAATTTGACGTCCACGATGACGGCGGCCCGGCGAAACTTGTACTGAAGCCCGGTGGCAATGTACCGGCTTTTTCCCGGTTGCAAATTACCTATACCGCTGGATATGATACGGTGCCGGAGAAAGTCAAGCAGGCGATCCTCTTGTATGCTTCATGGGCATGGATGCACCGGGGCGGAGATGAATCTGTCCCAAAAGCATTCTACGCGCTTCTCTCGAAAGGCCGGGTGGTACCAGTATGATTAAGGACCCGGGAGAAATGATGGCACTAATCCGAATACAGGCTCCTATTACAACCGGTAACGGTGTACATAAATCCACATCATGGGTAGATATCGGAAATAAGTCGGAATCGGACCCGCCAATCTGGACATGGGCAAAATGGGAAAACGTCCACGGTGCGGAAGCATGGACAGCAAGCAGCGTACAGGCCACGGCCCCGGCAACGGTCAGTGTGTGGTATGATGCCCGGATTACCCAGATGTGCCGCATTGTGGACGATGATGGACTGATTTACCGGATCACCAGCTTCGACGATATCCGACGGGAACACCGGCAAATTGAAATGAAAGTACAGGCGAGTGTAAATGGGGCGTAAATGGAGTTATAGCACATATGGTAAATCCGCGCTTGGCATATCCGTGAATCTTACCGGCCTCGACAAATATCTGGAGAAGATTCAGGCGGCCGGCAACAGTATCAACGACGCCTGCAAAGATGCTGTGAATGCTGCCCTGCCCATTGTGGAGAAATCTATGAAAGCGGGCGCCGAACGGCACCGCAGAACCGGCGACGTCGTGAATGCAATTGAAACCGTGCCGGCGAAACAGGAAGGCAATTACATCTATGGGACTGTAGGAATTGACATGGAAAAACATCCGGAGGCAAAAGAGGGCGTTTTTCAGGAATACGGCGACGGACATTCACCGGAATTTCCAGACCCGTTTGTCCGACCTGCCATTGATGATAATCAGAAAACGGTAAAAAAAATCATGCGAGGCGTTTTGAAAAAGCGCGGTGTGCCTATAGACGGTGCAGAAGGATATGCCGCCGCTGATAATCCGGGACGGTGAGATTGATTGAGCAAATGGATGGACACCGCCGAATCGGTGTTGACGCAGTTTCAGAAGGATACGGGTATCCCTTACGATTTTGAGCGTTGGGAGTGTGACCCGAACCAGCCGGTTGCCCCTCAGCTTCCTGATCAGTATATCGTCTATTTTCTGGTGGATGATGAAGGCAAAACTTATGCGGATGGGCAGGAAACGAGCCACGAGCCGCGGGTGCAGGTGAGTTTTTACACCCGAAAGAAATCGGATATGCTGACTGTGCCGGATAAAATCGAACAGGCCTTTGTTGCCGCCGGTTTTACACGCGGTCCGGTCGGCCATATTTCCTACCAGCCCGGCACCGGCCATTACGGCTGGCGGCGGGATTTCTATTTTTACGAAAGAAGGTAAATTATGAGCAGTGAATACGGCGAGCTTGTCAACCTTGACAGCTTGCATTATGCAAAAGTCCTGAACGACAGTGCCGGAGCCTATCAGGCCGGCCCGAATAAATACCTTGCTCCTGCCGCTGAGATGAAGAAAGAGGCAAAGGTCGATACCACACCGCGTTATTACGACGGCAAGGCGATGTTTTCCAGTTCCAGTGAAGCGTCCACGGATATTACACTGACAGTTTCCGGCGTGCCATCAAAGTTGGCAGCAGAGTTGACCGGCAAGCCCTACGATGCCGCGCGCGGTATCATGATCGACACGGGCGACGTGTCCAATGCGCCGGACTGCGCGCTCTCCGCACGGGCGGAGCTGGGCGACGGCGGCTACCGGTACTATCAATTCCTGAAGGGCAAGTTTTCCCTCGGCGCCGAGACGGCAAAAACCAAGGAGGACAAGGTAACGGCCAGCACCGTGGATCTTACTTACACCGGGCTTGTCACGATCCACGAATTTACCATGCCGGACGGAACCACCAAGAAGGGCGCGAAAGGCGTTCAGGCAGATACGACCGACCCAGCTTTTGCGGGCGCTGACGCATGGTTTTCACAGGTTCAGACGCCGGAAACGCTCGGTAAACCTGCCGCGCTTACAATGACGTCTGATCCAGAGAATGATGCGACCGGTGTTGCCGCGGACGTAAAGCCGGTGCTGACGTTCAGCAATGCGATTTCTACGGATGCTATTTCAATTATTGCCGCCGATGGTACGCTTGTGGGCTTTACACCGTCGCTTGATGCAACAGGCAAGGTTATGACACTGACGCCGAAAGCCGCGCTTGCAAGCGGAGCTGCATACACGATTGCTGTTGCTGGCGTGAAAGACGTTTACGGGCAGATGCTTGACACCACGGCGATTAAATTCACGGTGGCATAAAAACAGGGCCGGTTTTCCCGGCCCTTACATACGTAATCCGGGCGCATGAACCCGGAAGACGGAAAATAAAAGGCTCTGTAAAGTAAACATGAAAGATTAGGGCGGAGAATCATCCAATAACTTCACGCGACAAGAAAAAGCTTGCGTTTGCTTCTGGCAGAAAGGTTCAGACCAGCGACTTGCGCCGGGGTCAGG